AGGGCGCGGACGGCGTGTGAGTGAGGCTGTAGAGATCGGCATCCCCTACGCCCCGCACCAGTTCCAGCGCGAGCTACACGACGGGCTGCGCTGGAACCGCCGCGACAAGCGGCCCGGTGCCAAGCGGTACGCGGTCTGGGTGTGCCACCGCCGGTTCGGCAAGACCTACACCCTGCTGCACCACTTGTTACGGGCGGCGCTCTCGTTCCCCGGCAACGACGGTCGCTTCGGGTACGTCGCCCCGTTCCGCGCGCAGGCCAAGCTGCTCGCGTGGGACTACATCAAGCGGTTCTCGGCCCCCGTGCCTGGGCATGTGATCAACGAGGCCGAGCTACGCATCGACTACCCTAATGGGTCGCGCATCATGCTGTTCGGTGCGGACAACCCGGACGCCATCCGCGGCGCGTACTTCGACCTCGTCGCGCTCGATGAGTACGGGCAGATGCACCGACGCATCTGGGGTGAGGTCGTCCGGCCCATGCTCGCAGACCGCGAGGGCGGCGCGATTGTCAGCGGCACGCCGAAGGGGCAGAACGCCTTCTTCACGCTCTACAACGCCGTGAAGGACAGCCCCGAGTGGGATGTTAGGTTCCTCCCGCTGTCGAAGACGCTCGGCTCCGCGGGCCTGCCCATCTCGGTGGAAGAGCAGGCCGCGCTGCTCGCCGACATCGAGAGCGGGCTGATGAGCCAGGAGCAGTACGACCAGGAGTTCGAGTGCTCGTGGTCGAGCGCGATGGTCGGCTCGTACTTCGGCAAGCTGCTGGAAGCTGCCGACAAGGAGGACCGCATCGCGCGCGTGCTGCACGACCCGATCATCCCCGTAACAACTTCGTGGGATCTCGGGATGCGCGACGCGACCGTGGTCTGGTTCGCGCAGGCGCTCTCGCACGAGGTCCGCATCCTCAAGTGCATGACGTGGACCGGCACCGGGCTGGAGCGGATCGTCAAGGATCTGCGTGAGCTTCCGTACAACTACTCAGAGCACCTGCTGCCGCACGACATCCAGGTGCAGGAGCTTGGCACTGGGCGCTCGCGCTACGAGGTGCTCATGTCGTTGGGCGTGCAGGCCCGCGTGATGCCGCGCCTTAACAACCGCGTGGACTACGAGGAGGACGAGCGCATCCAGGCCGTGCGCCAGTTCATCCCGCGCTGTGTGTTCGACCGCGTGGGCTGCGAGGACGGGCTCAACGGGCTGCGGAGCTACCGGCGCGCAGAGACCGCGCAGGGCACGCTAGGCCCGCGCCCGCTGCACGACTGGGCCTCCGACTACGCCGACTCCTTCGGGCTGATGGCCCAGGGGCTTTACGCAGCGCCCAGGTATGCGGTAGACGTTCGCGTGAATCCGCGCTGGGCAGCGCCCAGCTAGAGGAGACCGCGTGTCGATGACGATGGCCGAGCGGGTCGAACTCAACGACCTAACACTAGCTCTCCAGCGGTTGCAACTGCGCGTTGCGCTACTTGAGGTGCTGGTCGCCAAGTCGTTGCCGCTAGAGCCGGTGGCGTCTGAGTTTAAGAAGGCGGCACGCCGGTGAACGACAGTAACAACTCTTCCATGGCACGCCCGAGCGCGGACCCGGTCGCTCACTCACCCGTGACGCTGAACACGCTGCACTCGCTGGTACGCACTGAGATGGACATGACCGTCCTCTGGGCGGGTGGTGCCCAGAGTGCAGAGCGCCGCCGCATGTTCAACACCTACCTGGGTGGGCCGCGAGGGGACGAGCGCCCTGGCCGCTCTCAGGTCGTGTCGCGCGCCGCCTACGAGACGGTCGAGTGGGCCAAGCCCTTCCTGTCCGCGATCTTCTTCTCCGGCCCGCACGTCGCCGAGTTCCAGCCCCAAGGGCCGGAGGATGTGGACACCTGTGAGCAGCGCACGGAGGCTGCGAACTACATCTTCCTGCGCCAGAACCGCGGCTACCAGATCTTCCTCGACGCGCTCTCCGACGCACTTATTAGGCGCTCGGGTTGGATCAAGGTCTGGTATGAGACCAGCTACGAGCGCGAGCGCGAGCGGTACTACGGCAAGACTGAGGACGAGATCACCGCGCTCATGGAGAGCAAAGGCTCGGGCTGGGAGATCGCAGCCGCTGACCCTGTCGATCCCATCAAGATGCTCATGCCTGGACCTCAGGGCGAGCAGCCCATGCCGCAGGATGTCCCGGCGTTCGACGTGGAGATCACCCGTAACAAGCAGCACGGTCGCGTGCGCGTGGAGGCGGTGCCGCCCTACGAGGTGAACGTCAACAAGGACGCGCGCAGCCCATACGGGGATTCGTGCAGGTTCGTGCAGCATCGCCGCCGGATGAGTGAGTCACAGGCCATCGCACTCGGCTTCGACGCGAAGTTGATCCGCAACGTACCCACCTCGCAGGGCTCGTGGACGGGTGAGGAGTTGGACTCGACGCGCTTCCTCGACGCCAACAAGGGCACGTTCTGGACTAACAACCGCACGGACAGCGAGCGCCAGATCACGATCAGCGAGTGCTACATCCTCGCGGACTCGGACGGCGACGGCATCAGCGAGTGGTGGCGCGTGTTCGTGGGCGGCGACTACGGCGAGGCGATGCTCGGTGTCGAGCCCTGCTCTCGGCATCCGTTCGCCCAGATCCAAGTGATTAGGTTGCCGCACTCGGTCGAGGGGCTGTCTCTGGTCGAGACCATCGAGGACATCGGCGACATCGAGACGACGACGCGGCGCATGCTGCTCGATAACCTCTACTTCAGCGTGCAGGGCCGCTACAAGGTGCGCGTCCAGGGCGCTCCCGGTCAGGTGCCAACGCCGCTCGTGGACCTTAATCATTTGGCGAACTCGATCCCCGGCTCCTGGGTGTACGAGTGGGCCGAGGGTGCACTCCAAGTCCTCGAACAGCCCGTGCTCATCGAGCCACTCGCCGCGACGCTCGACCGCCTGACCGAGGACCGGCACCGCCGCACGGGCATCAGCCCTGAGGCGATGGGCATCGACCCGAACGCACTCAGTAAGACGGTCTTCGGTGCCATGGCGCAGCAGTCCGCGTCGCAGCTTCGCCTAACAACTATGGCGATGCAGGTTGGCGAGGGTCTGAAGCGGGTGTTCGAGTTGATCGATGAGTGCCTGCTTGCAAACCCCACGCAGGAACTCCAGGTCCGGCTGCGCGGGAAGTGGACTCCCATCGACCCCTCGACGTGGAAGAGCGCGGGGGATGCGGAGATCGCGGTCGGTATCACCTCAGGCACACGCTTCGAACGCGGCATGAACCTCCAGTCGTTCATCCAGATGATGCAGATGGGCCGCGACAAGGGCTTCCCCTTCATCACGGACGACAACTTCTACGAGGCGTACAAGGACTTCGCAGTCCACGCAGGCATGCGGAACGCCGAGAAGTACGTCACCGATCCGCAGACGCTGCCGCCGCCGCCGCCCCAGCCGCCCGATCCGACGCAGACGGCGCTCTCGTACCAGCATCACATCGAGCAGCAGAAGGTGGAGTTGAAGAAGCTGGAGCTTGAACTCGACGCCAAGAAGACCGAGCTTCAGCACGAGCGCGAACTCAAGAAGATGGAGCTAGAGAACGGGCTCAAGCTCTACACGCTCCAGCGCGACGAGGAGTTCCGCATCGAGTCGCGCGACGCGGACGAGCAGAGCGCCGCTGACACGAAGTCATTAGGTGAGCACGCCGAGGGGATGCGCGAGTCTGCGGACCAGATCCGCAACTCGATGGTGAACAACCCGCTGGTCGCAGAGATGGCGTCGCTCCGCGGTGCGCTCACGAAGCCGCGCAAGGTGATCCGCGAGAACGGTCGAATCGTCGGCGTCGCGCCGGACGAAGGGAGTAATTAGGTATGGCGAACAAGGTCTACAACATCGCGGCGGGCCGCGTGGTCGAGTACTACAACCGCGTCGAGAACAACGATCCAGCGCCCTCCGCGCTGATCCTCGTGCCGCTCGAAACGGCGGGCCTGGAAGCCGACGCCGTGCTGATCGACAAGGACGACCTTACTGCCGTGCTCTCGGGCACGACTAACGAGCAGACCACGATG